GAAACTCTCTTGACGACATGCTTCAAGATTTAGAAAAAAAAAACTAGGTAGCCCCTCCGAAGATGACCTTAAGGTAAAAGACTTTACCGACATTATATTTGATCCTTTAAATCCAGTAGACTACGCCTCCTTGGGAGGAGGCCCAATTACAAAATTAGGAATATCTGCTCTTAAAATAAAAAAACTTCACAATAAATTAGATGTAATTAAAAAAAAGCAAGAACAAAACATTTTAGACTACCGCCGAGGGCAGGCTGAACGTAAAGTAGGTGATATGTCGAGCACTCAAGACTCGTCAATAATTAATAACTTAATGGACAGATCGGTAATAAAATATAAAAAGTTAGAGATTGAAGAAAACAAAATAAAGAAACAGCTTTATAAAATCACAAAAGATGGCGAATAGAAAAGAGGTACTTGAAAAACTAAAAGCAGCAGCTTCCGGAGGCAACATTCGTGAAGCTTATCGTGAGTTTGAAGAACTGCCTATAGTAGATCAGTTAGCGATTAGTGTTGCTCCTGGAATAGGAGACGTTCTTGCAGTTTACGAAGTTGGAGAGTTTGGAGCCAGAGGTGCTAAAAGACTGGAGGAGAAAAAGTTTCTTGGAGCAGCAGGGTACTTCGGTTTATCAGCCCTTGCGGGTGCCAGTTTATACCCTCTATTCAGACTGTTTAGAGGAGCTAAAGTTTTAAAGACAGTTCCTAAAGAGGAAGTTAAATTACTAGCAGACTTAGAACCTACAAAGGTTATAGAGGAGACGGTTAAAGACGCTCCATTACCTAAAGTTGAAGATTTTAAACCGTTGTCATTAGATGATCAGATGTACCCAGGCACCACCAATTTATTTAGAGGATTGATGGATCAAAGGGTTAAAGGCGGATTAACTTCAAAAGCTGCTAAATTTATTAACACAAATAAAAAATTATTAAATGAAGGCAAAGCTATATCTTACATTAATGCACTAGTAAAAAGTGGAGTGCCAAAAGGTGAGTTGAGGTTATTAAACTTAATTGATGAAGTTGGAGAAATACATCCTAAGTTGATGAGTGAGCTGGAGATAAGGAACCCTCAAGGTAAAATTACCCGACAAAGATTAGCCAATTACATTAAATCCAATCAACAAGATACTTTAAACAGAAGGGCCTTAAACAGGAATGAGTTTGTTGGCGAGTCCAATGTTATAAGCTCCAACAGAGGATATGTAGATGCAGGCGATATATCAGAATCTACATATCACATTAAAGGTTTAGATAGAAAAGAAAATTTTGATCACTATGGAAACGTTCCCAATAACAAAGATCATTTTGTATTTGACAGTAGTGCGGATTACTCACTTCCATCTCTAGAAGAATTAAGCCCCATAAGAGAATTTATTGGTGGCGACAATCTTTTAAATGTATCAAGAATTCAATCAGACTACGCAGAAGAGTTAGCCAGACAACAACAGAAGAATGTAGCAGACAATCTAGATTATATTAGAAACAAAATGGCATACCAAAATTTACCTAATGAAAAATTCCAAGCCAACTATATGTTGGATATTGTTAGGCAAAATCCAGGATTAAAAACAGGCAAAGAATTAAAACAAAAATATTTTGAAGCATTAGAAGATAAAAACTCTCAAATTTATAAAAAAATTCAAAGAGCAACAAGTGGGGATGCTCCAATAGTTGCAGAATCATTATTAAAAAATAAAAGAGCGTACAAAACTGATGATTTTGAAAGTTTAATACCCGTAGTTGAGGAAGCTCGTTTACTATTCCCAGTAACACCTTACGTTGATCCAAAGGCTGTTGCCGCCGTAAAGAAAAGTTTAATTGAATACAACCAGAACGTACCTAAAATTAATAAGTTAGCTCAAGATAAATTTAAAATACAAAATGAATTAAAAGCATCTGGACTAACACCTGACTCACCTTCTTATTTAAAGGTAGTTGACGAACTAGATGCAATTGACGAACAACTAATTAAACTTTCGCCTTCTTTGAAAGTTATGGATCAATTTGATGGCTATACTCTGAGCAAAACAGATTTAGAGCAAGCTACGGGCAAGCCGTTTACAGAATCTCTTGACAAAACTGTAGACGAAATATTTTATGATTTTGAGTATTTAAGAGGTGGTGATTCTGGTCCAATTACGCAAAAGTACGGACCAGGAACTCCTGGCGAAAGAGCTTTAAAATACTTTAACGAAATGATGGACAACAGCGACAAAACTTTTGATCTTAATAACGGTCTTAGTATACTTAAAAAAGCTACCAAGATTGATTCAAGTAAATTTAAAGGTTATTCAATAGATCCTTACGCAAAAGGAACTGGGACTGATGTTACAAAATTGCCAATAAGATTTAATTTTTTAAAAGCAGTTTCAGAGGGCAAGGATGGCATGTACCTTGACTCAGGCATGAAAAGATTAATATCTGAAGGTGGACATAAGCTCCCGATATTAAGAGCCACTTACAACGGAGCTGAAAACGAAATAAACAAAATTATTAAAGAGCTTGGAGAAAATCCTAAAGATTATGTACTGACAAATAAAACACCTCAAGATGTTGTTGACAATAAAGGTAGAAATTTATGGAAAGATTTACCTGACCAATCAGATGAGTTTTTTAAGTTTGAAGGAACCTACGTTAAAATTGACGATAAAATAAGAGCTTTAGTTAAAGAAAAAGGAATTGATGCCTTTAAGGATGGTGGTCCTGTCAGTATAGAAAATATGTTAGCTGCTTTATGAATCTAGCTCACCTCTCTGATCAAGAGATTAAAGAAACTCTAGTTTTAAAAGAACGTCTAGAGTTGTTGAAGAAACAGAATGGTTGCCAAGAAACATTCTTAGAGTTTATCAATCACATGTGGCCTGAATTTATTTGTGGTCGTCATCATAAGATATTTGCAGAAAAACTGGAGGACGTTGCTAGTGGTAAGTGCAACAGGCTTATTATTAATATGCCACCTCGTCACACCAAGTCTGAGTTCTGTTCTACCTACTTTCCTGCTTGGATTATGGGCAAGCAACCTAAAAGAAAGATTATGCAAACAACGCATACGGGTGAGCTGGCCGTAAGGTTTGGTCGTAAAGTTCGTAACATGATGGATGCTGATGAATACAAGCAAATCTTCCCTAAAGTAGAATTAAGAGCCGACTCTAAATCTGCTGGTCGTTGGGAGACTGACAAAGGTGGTGAGTACTTTGCCGCAGGTGTGGGAGGAGCTATTACAGGTCGTGGTGCAGATCTATTGATTATTGATGATCCTCATTCAGAGCAAGACGCATTAAGCCCTACTGCTATGGAAGCGTGCTGGGAATGGTATACCTCCGGACCTAGACAACGTTTGCAACCAGGTGGCGCTATCATACTTGTAATGACTCGTTGGAGTTCAATAGATCTAACTGCAAAGTTATTAGAGTCTCAAAAAGAATCATCTGCTGACCAATGGGAAATTGTAGAGTTTCCAGCAATCTTTCCTGAAACCGACAATCCTTTATGGCCTGAGTTCTGGTCTATGGAGGAACTAAAAAAAGTAAGAGCGTCTTTGCCAGTACAGAAATGGAATGCACAATGGATGCAAAATCCCACCTCCGAAGAAGGTTCAATTGTTAAAAGAGAATGGTGGAAAGCTTGGGAAAACGAAACCTTACCCCCAGTAAGTTACATCATACAAAGTTACGATACGGCTTTTAGTAAGAAAGAAAACGCAGACTATTCTGCTATATCAACGTGGGGTGTATTTAAACCCACACCAGACTCCCCTGATTGCGTCATTCTATTAGATGCTCAGAAAAACCGCTGGGATTTCCCAGAATTAAAAAGAGTAGCCTACGAAGAATATCAATACTGGGAACCTGATATGGTGTTAATTGAAGCCAAAGCTTCAGGAACCCCTCTAACTCATGAGCTTAGAAGATTGGGCATACCTGTAGTTAATTACTCTCCAACCAGAGGACATGACAAATCTACCAGGATGCATTCAGTTGCACCTATCTTTGAGTCTGGATTGGTGTACGCACCTCAAAAGAAATTTGCAGAAGAAATGATAGAAGAGTGTGCATCATTTCCTTTTGGAAAAAATGATGACCTATGTGATACTATGACTCAAGCTTTAATGAGATTTAGAGAGGGCGGTTTAGTTTCTCTTGATGATGATTACTCAGACAGAGAAAAAGCACCAGTAAAGAGAATATACTACTAGGATTATGGCAATAGAAAAAGATATAAATCCAACGGTTTTAAACGAAGCAAATCAAGTGCCGCTTGGTCAAGAGGACATGCAAGTTGCTATAGAGGCAATAAGAGAAAGAGGTACTGAAGGTTTTGAAATGCAAGAAGATGGGAGTGCTGTTTTAACCTCATCTATACCGGAAGAAATAGAAACAGGGTTTGATGAAAACTTAGCTGAAATTTTAGACGATCAACAGTTAAATGTTATTTCTAATGAATTAATGGCTGGTATTGAAAAGGATAAATCCTCTAGAGAAGATTGGGAAAAGACTTACAAAGATGGCCTAAAGTATCTTGGCATGAAATTTGATGCTGAAAGATCTGAGCCGTTTGAGGGGGCTTCAGGCGTTATACATCCTTTATTAGGAGAGGCAGTAACAACCTTTCAAGCTCAAGCTTATAAAGAATTATTACCATCAGGTGGTCCAGTTAAAACTCAAGTAATAGGATCTTATGACTCTTTAATAGAAGAGCAGGCACAAAGAGTTAAAGAATTTATGAATTATCAAATTACTCATGTAATGGAAGAGTTTGATGAGGAGTTAGACCAATTATTATTTTATTTACCTTTAGCGGGATCTGCATTTAAAAAAGTTTATTACGATGAAAGTTTAGGCAGAGCTGTTTCTAAATTTATTGCTCCCGAAGATTTAATTGTTCCTTACTATACAACCGATTTACAAACCTGCTCTAGAATAACTAACGTTATTAAAATTGCAGAGAACGAAGTTAGAAAACTACAAGCGATAGGTTTTTACAAAAAAATAGATTTAGAAAGCGGAAGTAACTCAGAGAATTATTCTGGCGTTAAAGAAGAGATAGATAAACTTTCCGGTATGGAGCCATCTTATGATGACGGAGAAGTTTCTGTTCTTTACGAAGTTCATTGTAATTTAGAACTAGAAGGCTTTGAAGATACGGATGAAGAGGGTGAGTTAACAGGAATTAAACTGCCTTATATTGTAACTTTAGATGCTAACTCAACTGATATATTGTCTGTTAGAAGAAACTACAAGGAAGATGATAAGCTTAAAAATAAAATAGAATACTTTGTGCATTTTAAATTTTTGCCTGGTTTAGGTTTTTATGGATTTGGTTTGACTCACATGATTGGCGGTTTATCAAAAGCATCAACTTCAATTATGAGACAGTTAATTGATGCTGGAACTTTAGCTAACTTACCTGCTGGTTTTAAAACCAGAGGAATTAGAATTAGAGATGAAGACACTCCAATACAACCAGGTGAGTTTAGAGACGTAGATGCTCCTGGTGGATCTTTAAGAGATGCCATACAACCGTTACCTTTTAAAGAACCTAGCGGAACTTTGCTTCAACTGTTAAACATATTAGTTACCTCTGGGCAGAAGTTTGCTTCTATTGCTGAAATAAATACGGGTCAAGGTAATCCAAATGCTCCTGTAGGTACAACGCTTGCACTATTAGAAAGATCTACAAAAGTATTATCAGCCATTCATAAACGGTTACATAATTCACAAAAGAAAGAATTTAAGATTTTGGCAAAAGTGTTTCAAGAATACTTACCGCAAGAATATCCATACTCTGTAGCAAATAATGAAACAACCATTAAGCTGTCTGATTTTGATGAAAAGGTAGATATTTTTCCAATATCAAATCCTGACATATTTAGTCAATCTCAAAGAATTGCTATGGCCCAAGAGATGATGCAGTTAGTACAATCTAATCCGGAAGTGCATGGGCCTAACGGCACCTATGAAGCTTACAAAAGAATGTATGCCGCAATAGGCGTGGACAATATAGAACAAATACTCACACCTCCACCCCCAACAGATCCACTTCCAATAGAAGCTGGGTTTGAAAATAATCAATTGCTATTAGGGCAACAAGCTCAAGCGTTCCCACAACAAAATCATGATGCACATATTGCAGTTCACATGGCTTTGTTAAATACACCTCCGGTACAAATGAACGCTCAAGTGCAAGCCTTGATACATTCTCATATCATGCAGCATTTACAAATGAAAGCTGACATTTTTGGTGAACAGCAAATGCCACCAGAAGTTATGCAACAATTTAAACAATTGCAACAACAGGCTCAACAAGCTTCTCCAGAAGAAGCACAAAATTTATCTTTACAGGCAGGAGATCTGTTAGCACAATTTTCATCTCCAATACTTGCTGAATTGCTGACTGAATACAATCAAAAAGTTGCATCACCTGAAGACGAAGATCCGTTGGTAGCAATTAGAAAACAAGAGCTTGCTTTAAAAGGTCAAGAGCTTTCCATAGAGCAACAACAATTTTTAGCCGCAGAACAAAGAAAGGCTCAAGAAGCTCAACAAAGTATTAATGTTGATAGAGAAAGAATTGATGCTCAAGGAGATATTGCAGATTTAAGAAACGAAACTGCTAGAGCTAGATTAGAACAACAAGCAAAATTTAAATTGTTAGATCAAAGAAACAAACAATAGTGCCTACCGCTTGGAATATACCAAAAGTAAACGGTGTAAAGAAAAAAACTTCTATAGGTAATAGTCCTTTAAGCAGAGGAGCAGGTACTAATAAAAAGCAAAAAAGAAAAAAGTACCGAGGGCAAGGAAAATAAAGACTTGCAAATAATTTATTTGTCCAAGATAATTAACAACATGATAAAAAGAACCGATATCAAACAACAAAAAACTCCTACTGTAACGGTTAATAAAGCTGGTTATAGTAATAAAGGCTCTGCACCTCTTAAAACGAATGCAGGTACTTTTGATGCCAATACAAAACCACAACCTGGAATGGGGAAAGGTAAAGCTAGAGGTATGGGTGCTGCTGAATATGGTGGCAAGTTTTCTGGTGTTTATTAGTGTCCGTAGTTTGGATAAGCCAAAAATTCTTAAAAGAGATTGAGGCTCAAAAAGAAAGCGTAAAAGATATAATTTTAGCTGGCACTAAAGATTTTTCCCAATATCAATATTTGTGTGGACGTTACAGTTCTCTTGTCGACACAGAAGATTCATTTAGAGAACTGCTAGGAAAAATACAAGAAAATGTCGAAGATACAAATACCTGACAATGTTGCACAAGCAATAAAAAAACAAAACAATCAAACAAAAGAACCTACAAAGAAAGAAGAAATTATTCCTTATGTAGAACAGGAAGCTAGAGTTTTAGATCCAACTCTTTTAGACAAATCAATTTTAGAAAGAATGCCCCAGCCTGTCGGTTGGAGGATGCTTATTCTTCCGTACAAAGGAAAAGCAGTAACCGAAGGTGGAATACACCTAGTACAATCCCAGGTTGATAGAGAGTCTTTAGCAACCGTTGTGGGATATGTTGTTAAAATGGGTCCTGATTGCTATTCAGATTCCAGTAAATTTACTGAAGCTTGGTGTCAGGAAAAACAATGGGTATTAATTGGCAGATATGCTGGTGCTCGCTTTAGACTTGGAGATGAATCTGAATGCAGAATCATTAACGATGATGAAGTGATAGCTACCATATTAGATCCTGATGATATTCTTGCAGTATAAGGAGTAAATATGAGTGAAGAAGTAAAACAAGAAGAAGTAATTGAAGAGGGTGCAGTTGTTGAGGTAGATCTACCTGAAGACAAGCCTAGCGGAAAAATAGCAGATCTTGTTACAACAGAAGAATCTGATAACGAGGCTGAAAAAGTCATTAAAGATGTTTCTGAAGAGCCAGAAGAAAAATCTGCTGAAGAGTTAGAAGATTATTCTGAAAAGGTTAAGAAAAGAATTGGCAATCTTACTCGCAAACTAAGAGAGGCCGAGAGAGGTCAAGAGTCTGCGTATGAGTATGCAAAAAGAATTTCAGAAGAAAACCAACATTTAAAAACCAGATCTTCTACTTTAGATAAATCATATCTACAAGAGGCTGAAGGTAGACTTAAATCTCAAAAAGCACAGGCTTTAGCGGCATTAAAAAATGCTCATGAAGTTGCAGACTATGAGAAGGTTGCAAAAGCCCAGGAAGTTATTTCAAAGATAGCTATAGAAGAGAACAAAGTAAATGATTCAAAATTTGCATTAGCAAGGCAGGCTAATATACAAGAAGAGCAGCAAGCAAATTATCAAAACTATCCTGTTAACCAGGTTCCATTAAATCAACCGCAACAAAATGATGTTCCAGACTTAATTGGAAGAGATAAAGAGTTTGTAGAAAAAAATAAATGGTTTGGTCAGGACGAAGTAATGACTATGGGTGCTATGGCAATCAACAATCAATTAGTAGCCGAAGGGTTTGACGAGGGTTCAGAAGAGTACTATAGTGAAGTTGATAAAAGAATTCGTGAAGAATTCCCGCAGAAGTTTAATGAATCTTCTGTTAAATCTAAGCCTCAACAAAAAGTGGCTTCGGCAGGTAGGGTAGCTGGTAATGCCGGCTCAAATAAAAGACAAGTAAAATTGTCTCCATCCGAGGTTGAAATGGCTAAAAGATTAAACGTACCATTAGGTGAGTACGCAAAATACGTTAAAAGGTAAAACTATGACAGAAGATAAAAAAAGTAATAAAGATTCAAACAGAACCTCGCGTTCTGCCGATACTCGAGCTGCAAAAGTTGCTCGCACACCATGGAGCCCACCATCAATGTTGGAAACTCCTCCTGCGCCTGAAGGTTATACCTACAGGTGGATTAGAGCCGAACTCGCAGGCAGCGAAGATAGAAAAAATGTAACATCAAGGCTTAGAGAAGGTTTCGACCTTGTTAGAGCTGAAGAGTTAGATGGATTTGAACTTCCTACCTTAGATGACGGTAAACACGCAGGAGTAGTAGCAGTTGGCGGTTTGCTTTTGGCTAAGATCCCTAACGAAACTCGCGAAGAAAGAAACTCCTACTTCGCAAATCGTGCACACACTCAGCAAGACGCTGTAGATAATGATTTATTAAGGGAATCAGATCCAAACTCTCCGATTTTAAATCCAGAGAGAACTAGCAAAGTAACTTTTGGCGGTGGTCAACGTAGTTGATCATCAATTTTAATTTTATAATATAAGGTGACTTATTATGGCTAACAAAGATGCCCCATTTGGAGCAAGACTTGTAGGTAAATTAGGTTCTGGTATCGCTAACGGCGGTATGACAGAATATAAGATAGCTTCAGGAGCTTCAGGGAATATTTTTTCAGGCGATTTGGTAAAAATGCTTAATACTGGTACGATTTTAGTATCAGCGGCTGGTGATGAATCAGTAGGCATATTCAGAGGATGTCAGTTTACTGATAGCAGCGGAGACGTTGTTTTCAAATCTTTCTTTCCTACTGGAACCGTTTCGGCCGATATCGTAGCTTTTGTAGAAGATGACCCTGATGCTGTATTCGAAATTCAGAGTGCTGGTTCTCCAGCTCAAACTGATGTTGGTTTGAATGCAGACATGGTTTATACAGCTGGATCTACCAAAACTGGTATGTCTGCTCTAGAACTGTCTGGGACAACTGCTGCAACAACTGCAACATTCAGGATTATGGGATTTTCCTCTGATCCAGATAACACAACAACAGGCTCGGCAAATGTAAACGTTATTGTTAAATTTAACGAACATTTTTATGTCGACCCAACCGGAGTATAAATAATGGCGATTAATCGATCACAGCTAGCAAAAGAGCTAGAACCAGGTTTAAACGCTTTATTTGGTATGGAATATGCTAGATACGAAGCAGAACACGCAGAAATATATGATGCAGAAAGCTCTGACAGAGCGTTTGAAGAAGAAACTTTAATCGTTGGGTTTGGTAATGCAGAAGTAAAATCAGAAGGAAGCGGAGTCAGATTTGACAATGCTAACGAAGGTTACACTTCTCGTTATACTCACGAAACAGTTGCTTTAGCATTCGCACTAACAGAAGAAGCTGTTGAAGATAATCTGTATGATCGTCTTGGTGCTAGATACACTAAAGCATTAGCGAGATCTATGGCTAATACTAAGCAAATCAAAGCTGCATCTGTATTGAACAATGCGTTCTCTACAGCAGGTGGTGATGGTAAAAGCTTAATAGCAACAGATCACCCGCTAGGCGGCGGTGGCGCTTTAGCAAATAGAGCAACTACTATGGCGGATCTTAATGAAACTTCTCTTGAAGATGCATTAATTAATATCTCTACATTTACGGATGATAGAGGTCTTAATATTGCTTTAAGAGGAATGAAGTTAATTGTTCCACCTCAATTGCAATTCGTTGCTGACAGACTGTTACAAACTCCTGGAAGAGTTGGTACTTCTGACAACGATGTTAATGCTTTGAAAAATATGGGTATGCTGCCTGACGGCTACGTTGTAAATCATTATCTAACAGATACAGATGCTTTCTTCTTGAAAACAGACTGTCCTGATGGATTTAAGTATTTTGAAAGATCTCCAATGCAAACTGCATTAGAAGGTGATTTCGATACTGGAAACATGAGATACAAAGCTAGAGAAAGGTATTCATTCGGATATTCTAACTTCAGAGCCGTTTACGGTTCTCAAGGAGCTTAAAGAACGATTGATTGTAGCGTTTATTACTCAACTACAATTATTGGGGGCTTAACAGCCCCCTTTTTTTTTGTTTTATTTTTAACCATATCTGGTATACAATCAAAGGCACTAGGATAATTATATTTGTTTTATCGACTGACCTAGCAGACAAGCCGAGACGATAAGACTTATTTCCCAGGAGGAAATTATGGCAAATTCGACATTTAGTGGGCCGGTCAGGTCCGAAGGCGGGTTTCAACACCTAGCCACAAACAGCACATCTGGCAATCAATTAGCTAATAAAGTTAATATTGAAAGTGATGGGCAACTTGTTATTG